GTGCCTACGCCAGCCCCGTATGTGCGCGGGTGGGCGTGATAGCGGATAATCTTCGAGATGTTTGACGCGATGAAGTTCAGTCTGTCCTGCATCATCACCACATCATCGGTTATATCCGGTTGTCCATAAGGTGAGCCAGCTGCGGGCAGGTTCTGCCAATGGATGATAGGCGGGAAAGACCATTCCCACTTTGACGGCTTGCCTACCACTTGGAAGCCGCCGCCCCTGTCTTCGTAGTCCGTTATCGTCCAGGTGCCCTTTTCATCCAGCTCTACCACTTCCTTGAACGCTACCGGCTTACCGTCTGCCCCATCGTAGTTATAGCGGATGATGTAACGAATTACCGTATCAATATCGTGCGGCGTGGTTTCCATTGTCATGTACAGCGGATCCAGCGGTATCAATCGCGGGTAGGCCGTGCCGTCCTTATCAAACACCCCGTCCGGCTGTATCTTGATATAACCAGTTCCGCTTTCGCTGGCCAGTAGTGAAATCTTATGCAGGATAATCTCCTGCTTATTCAAGTCCCATACCTTGTCAATCCACTGCTGCTCCGGCGTGTACTCGGTTGTCTTTACGCCGTCCACTTCCTTCTCTATCTCGCCACCCGGCAAGTCAAAACTTATGCCGTTGCCGAACAGCATAGATACTGAACGGTCAACGATTAGCCCGGTGAAGTTGACCAGCAGGTTGTCGTCCGGCTGTCCATACTTGATGACCAGCGGCTTTCTATGCCAGCCCAAGCGGTAATCGCGGCGTAGTGCTATCTGTTCCTGCCGCTCGTAGAACTCGTCCTTGCCTTCATCGTTTACGCCCAACCAGGTGCGGACGCTGTTTCGTATGTTCTCTAAAAATCCCATATTGCCCCTCTAATTGCCTTTTTTTGATTCAAGCAGCTTGATAAAATTCTCATTCTCTTGAATCTTTAATTTCACAAGGTCGCGAACATCATTATTGATTGCCGATAAGCAAGCCATCATATCAATCGCGTCATTATTTATTCCCGTCAATTTTTTATTCAGATATTCGGCTTCTTCTGGCAAGCAAACCACTTGTTTGGTTTTAATTGATTCAATAAAATCTTTCATTGAAACCGCAAAACTTTTACATATATTGATTGACCAGTTGTAATGAGTAGAATATTTGTCAAAAAATTCATTTTCGTCCACGAGGCATTTTGTTATTTCATCAGCACTAATATGTTTTTTCATGTAAAAAAAGGATTTTCCATTATTGTCGTTTGTCTGTCAGCTGCCCTCAACATCAATGCGCGGGCGATGACAGTATCATCATGCAGCCCTTCAGGTGCGCCATAAGTAGAGCGCCCGGTGTTCGCGATAATCTTGCGCTCATATGATTCCAATTCACCTGTCCATACCGGATCGCTTTGAAACTGCCATTCGGTGCGTTCTAATGCAAGTGCCAGGTTCTCAATCAATGGCGGCTTGCTTGACGCGGTAGTATCAAATCCTTGCACCGGGAAGCCCTCGCGCTGCAATTCTTCCAGGTTCGGATCGCCTATGCTGTTGCGCTCAACCAGAACGGTGGATATCTTCCACTTGCTGAATAAGACCGACAACCTTGACCGCTGGAAGTGGTAATCTATCTTGTTGAACCTATCCCGCGCCACCTCAATATGACAATCCTGACAACCCACGCTAATGGCCGTGTAGTCTGACTGCTTGCCCCAGTCCACCCCGGCGATAATCTTATGCCCATTGTGCTGCTTTGGGTCAGCGTCCAATGGCGCGGTCATGTTAGCTGGTATGTTCCTGAATACAACACCCTCACCTTCAAGGAACTCGGCCATGATCTCCTGTTTTATGGCAAGTTCGGTCTGGTTGGCTACCAATAAGTCAACCTCTTCTTTTGTGATGAACGGGTTGTCGTAAGTCGTGTAATGAAATGATTTCCAATCCTTGTTGTTCGGGTCTATGCCGTTGTTATACAGTTCCCAATAGCCGTTTCTACCCTTTGGCGTTGAACCAATGAATGCGTCACCGGCATAATCCAGCAGGGTAGGCATGATGGCGTTGTTCCAAATGTCCTTCAGCTTTGGCACAAGCGCGGCTTCGTCAATGATGACGCGCTTGTATTTCCTAGACCGACCCGCGTTCTCGTTTTCCAGCGTCCACATCTCTACAAACCCGCCCGTGATGATTTCAAGGCGGTGTTCGGTCTCACTTTTGCTTTTGGTTATCGGGTGTAATGTGTTTATCAAGCTGCGCCATGAAGCGGCCAATGTCTTATAGTCAGGCGCAAACCAGCCAAGAGGATAACCGGCCAATAGCGTTTCGGCTGTCAAATCTTCCTCCAGCACATTCTTGCCGAACCGCCGCCCGCAATTGGCCACTGTGAAGCGTTTGCGGTTGTCCTTGATGTACTGCTGGGCTTCATGTAGCTTTGGTAGGGTCAGGTTTATCTGCATATTTCACAATGATTTCAAGATTGCCGTCCACATCCATTTCAACGCCCTGCGGCGGCTTGCCCGCACAATAATCAGACAGCCATTGACGCGCTGATTTATCGCCCCTTTTTGCCTGTTCTATGGCTTTCTTGACAATGTCTTTCCAGTCATCCTGTTTGACAATGCGGACAAGTGCTTTCAGGTACTTGGTTTGATGAGCTGGGCGTCCGCCTGGATTGCCGGATTGTCCGGGCTGAAATTTAGCCATTATCTGTTATTTCCTGTTTTCAGGACTGCACTTGTAAATTCATCCGCATCATAGACAACAATATGCAGGTATTGCTCACCCTGCTGTAAGCGCATCAATATTCCCGCCTGTTCTATCGCTGTTTCGGGCAGGTCAATGGTTACACGCGGGCTGCCATCTTGAAGCGTCTGTACCTTTGCAATTGCAGCGGGAAAGTCAACCAGCGGTTCTATGCCAGCACCTCAAAGAATAGCGGCCCAATCATGACCAGGTAAGCATGACAGCCGTCCTCTGTTACGATATGGTCAAAGTACAGCCGCCAATAGAACGGGCAGATGTCCAGCATGACCAGCACGCCGAACACATACAGCTTTATACCGAATAATAAGTCGTCCATAATATCAAGGTGGGCGGCGTAGCCAATAAGTGGTCTGCCGGAGGAGGGCCGGCTAACCTGCTACTTTATACAAAACCGCCCATCAAGCCGGTTATTTCTTGGAAAAAGACTTTCCCAATAACGGGATTTTGTTCTTCACCAGCTCATAAATGGGTTTTGTCAAGCCCAGCGATATGAGCAGGGTTAATGCAACCTGGGCAATCTCAACCACATCCTTCATATTTGCGCTAAACACGGGCAGGATCTGAAATAGCGCTTCCTGGTTGTAATAGCCGTAGAACCAGCCAAAAGCGAACAGCACAACCACAAGACCATTAACAATCTTGTCGGTCTTGCCGTCCATCTTGGGGAAGAAGTTCTTTGCCAGGTTGGCCAATAATACCGGAAGACCGGAATTGACCACCATCAGGATTATCTCGTTCAACAGTTTTTCCACACTATACTCCTTAAAAATAAAGCCCGCCTAAGCCTTTCGGCTTTCAGCGGGTTCTTCTCTCGCTAACTACTGATTATTTTACCACAAAATACTAATATTCATCGTATCCGCGCGACCCAACCATCTGCACCGTCTCGCACTTGATAAATACCAGGATCTTGTTCTTGTACTCCAGCCGGATGCAGCCCCAGCCACCACCTTGCATGATGGCAGCGTAGGATTCAGCCAGCTTCCTCTCCTGGTCAACGGTCAGGGGAATACCGTCAATGTGATACGCTTCTTGATCTTCCATTCCTCTCCTTGTCATCAATCTATCAGGACTTTTGGTCATCGGTTGTCCCTGGGCGATATATTGTTCTTGTTCCACAACTACAAACAAGCTCTATCCCGTTGTAGTATCGTTCAAGATAGGGTGTGCTGATTCGCACGGCTGTCTTTTTGCAGTGCGGGCAGACAAATTGCGTCCAAGTCTTGTCTGAATATTCAATCGGCGCATCCATCGGCTTGCCCTGCTGGATATTGATACGCTTTTGCATGGATTTACTGATGGTCATTCCTTCCATCCTTTCTTATTATGATTTCCAGTCATGAGTCATCTCGCAATTAAATCTATCATCACTGGTTTTTCTCGTAAATCTTTATGACATAAAATAATATTTTTTCAAGAAGTTCGATTACTCTATCTTTAAATGCACAATCGGATAGGCATGATTCCCTGGTTGGTTTGGGGGCTGTATATACCTGTCTTGGGGTTATATTAGGCACTGATGTTGCTGTAGGCTCAGGGATCGCTGTAGGCGGTATGGCTGTGGGTGGCACCGCTGTAGGCTCAGGTGTTGCCGTAGGCTCTGGTATCGCCGTAGGCGGCACCGCTGTAGGTGGTACAGGCGTAGGTGGTACGGGCGTAGGTGGTACCGCTGTAGGCGGTATGTGCGTTGGTTTTGGTTTGGGCGTTGCTGTTGGTTTGCACTCAAGATTTGGGCTAACACCACCAATACTATATTCTACATTTTTTGCCCCATAGGTTTCAGGCGCACCTATAACACCTGATGCGAACAACATACTAATAAGCACTACTATGATAGTGGTACAACTAATTACGATAAAATTTGGTTTTATTTTTGGTATTTTCATTTTCAGGCTCCTTTCTTCCACACAATAAACAATATGCGTCTTTTTCTCCTGCTATTGTAACATAGGTACAGGGGTCGCACCAAAACGGACAGATTACTATCCAGTCATGTAAGTGCTTCAAGAATTGTCGGAAAGACATTCTTCCTCCTTTGGCTCGTGGTATTTACAGCGGTCATCATTCCAAACATCTATGCCTAAATTAGACAATGGTTCATGCAAACAAAACGAATAGATGTGTCCATAATCATTTACCATTGAGGTTGGCTTTCTATCCCACCACTTGCAATTCTCACACTTCTTTTCCATGGGTATTCTCCTTTGGTTCGTGATAATCACAAAAATCATCCTTGTGGCAATAGTGGTAAGTTGAGTTTTTGCTGCCACATACACCTGTTTTTAATGGCTGTCCAGAATAGCCAATATCAGGGTCAAAGTATTTGCAGGTTTCACACCTTTTCTCGTCCATCGCTTCGGAATATTTGGGTAACATTAGTCCTCCTTGTCTATTTCATCCGACTCTTCACTCAAAAACTCATAAACCACCAGCCCGCAGAAAAACAGGGCAATGGTTATGCCTATCAACGACAAAATGCATACAAGTGTCATTTCAATGCCTCCTTGATCTTCTGGATAGCTTCGCCGCTTTCGATCTGTCCCAAGCTGAATTGCAATACCTTCCATCCTTCAATCGCGGCTTGATTCAACTTTTCATAATCCTTTTCAAGTTGCGCCCCGAAAGTATGCTTACCCTTGATGTATATTCCACCATTGCATTCAATTCCGATTTTCTTATCCACATACGCGAAATCGAATTTCCAGCGCCTTGGAGGTGCAAATCTATACTGCTTAACCGGAACAGGCATATCCGTTTCCGCGAGAATAAGAAAATCAAGCAACCTTTCGAGATCAGACTTACTGGTCACTAAAATCCTTCATCTACTTTTTCTTCCTGCTTGCTGTCCACAAAACCAAACGAATTACCCTTCACCCGGATAACCGCTGCTGGTTGGTTGTCAGCTTTTGTGAGGTAGGCGTGCGCTTCGGTGATCCTGCCACTTATGGCGATATTGCTTCCCTTCTGGAAGTATTGCGCGATTGTCTCGGCCTGCTTGCCGAAAAAGGTTACATCAAACCAGGCGGTCTTTTTATTATCACCCGTGCCGTAATTATCCGGGATGGTCAGGTTCAATACTGCCAGCCCTTGTTCTGAGTAGCGTAATGCCACATCCTTCGCTATCCGGCCGGTGATGGAAATTGTATTTAAACTCATTGCTTCACTCCTATCGATAAAGGTTGTAATATGTTTTCTTTTATTCTCTGGTAATGAGCCAAACGCTTACCTAACGGCTTCATTTTATTCACGCGCACTTTTGGTTTTTCTATTGGTAAAAAATCCTTTGGTATTCGCCTCCTTATGTTGTCGGGTTCTATATTCAATGCGAAGCACATCGTCTCAAATCCAAGCGAATCTGTGCTTTCCTCGTGTATCCATTTCCGCGCCTTGTTGATGACCTTATTGCGCTGATTCCCTGAACGCATATAGCTGTCCAGGTTGAGTTCTTTTCCAAGCGCATCAAGCATGGATCTCTTTATGACGCTGTAAGCCAGGTTCTTGTAAGGATCTTCAAATGGAGCGCTGAAAAAATCGTCCGGTTGTTCAAGTGTTTTCATTTTAAATCACCTTAGTATTACTACTAAAACTTCATGGAGTGCAATTTGGTAAGCATTTATTTAATCTATTTATTTCAATGGTCAGAACCTTTATGACATCAATTCCGGCACGCAATATTGTTGCATAATCATTATCCCCTGAAAGATAAGCCAAGAATCCATCAACCATTTTTTCGGTCATATCATTCGTTAGAGCAAGTACCTTAACCGTGCATTTACCTGGCTTTAGGTTGCTTAATTCTCTTCTTATTTCTTGCAATCTTGCTATCTGTTCTGGTAGACTAATTTTTGGGGTTGAGAATAAAAGAGTAGTTTGGTCATGGAATCTATCAAGCAATGGAGAATAATCATTAAAGAATGAAGTTATTTCTTCTGGATCACAATACGGATTATTTGTCGGAGTTGGTAAAGGCGTTGATGTGGGCATTGGCGTTTGTGTTGGCGCTGGCGTAACTGGAGCGCAACTTATTAATAAATATCCTATTAACACGACTAATAAAAGAATTGTTTTATTCATTGTTCTATTCCTCTAATTGGTTTAGGTTGTATGCCGTTCTTTTTTGCTTCTTCAAGGTGCTGCCGCATACGGACTTTCACAGCTTCCAATTCCCCCGCAGGTATCTCTTCTTTTCTATTCTTTTCTACTATATTCTTATTTAATCTATTCTTATATGTGAAACGACCCGTTTCAACCTTGTTATCACCTCCGTAATAAACTTGTTTTTGTTTGCGGTCATGGTATCTTTTCATCCTGTCTTTTATGGGAATGCAGCCCTGCCACTTCTCGAAGTTCTTTACACGCAATCCTTTATCGTCTATTTCAAGTATTTGGTTTTCCATCAGCAGGGTGACATCCTCATGCAGCACATCAAAAGGAATTCTCAATCGCCAGGCGATGTTCTTTTCAGGCAGCAGGTATCCATTGTTTTCAAGTTCACCAGCCAATAAAAACATTTCAATCGCCCGCCGGTAAAGCCTGTCAGATAACGCCCCCATCTTCGGATCGTCCAGTATTTCCAAGTAGAGTTTTATCCAGAAAGTGTTAGCCATAATATTCCTTATGCCTCAAATTTAGGCTTTCATACCATCCGTCAATGTCAATCCCTCGCGCTCGCTGTCGGGCGAACCACCACCGCTTGAACTCATATCCATTGACGCGGCCATCGCCTTTATGGCATTGGCTGCATAAGGCGCACAAATTAGGACTTTCATCAAGTCGGGAATTATTCTTATTCCTATGAATGACATGGTGAATTTCCGTTGCTCGTCTTGTTCCGCACCATTCACAGTAGGGGTGTTCGCGTATGATTTGGTCATGGAGTTGCTTCGTTATCAAATTGTTTTCATCTCATTCTTCGCAAACAAAATCTGGAAAGGATGGGAAAGGTTTTTTGAAAATCGTCTCGTGATATTTGATGATGTCCTCAATGTCAATCAATTCAAAATTTAAGAACATCCTCAATTCATCATCGTCAACTGTTATTGTTTTACCGTCTGATATTCTTTTTATCTTTGCCTCCTTGAATGGATAATCACCTCTAATTAGATAGGTTGGTTTATCCTTGCTGAATATCCTCAATAACTCTTCCTGTCCACCTTTCATTCCTTCATTGTTGTGTTTGTATTCAATGTTCCTGCTCAACCCAAGTGAGCGTTTATATTGGACAATATCCATATTTATTGATGTCATTTCATGCGTGCAATTTTCATCAATCCATTTGCTCAAATCTGAAGAGTAATATTTCAAATCTTTATCAGTTCTGTATTCCATTCAATCTCTCCGTTGCAATTTTGCAATATGTTTCATCAATCTCAATACCAATTACATTTCTATTTTTCTTTAGCGCGGCCACAAGAGTAGTTCCGCTTCCGCAGAATGGATCAACTATTAATGCGCCGATTTCACTAAACCTATCTATTAGATAATTCAATTCTGCTTCTGCCTGCTGCCATTTGTGGTCATCCTTTTCGCGTCCTGATCCGATAATCACATCCTCGATTGGCCTTTCTAACTTTTTGAATGGTTGTTTTTGAAATATGAATATCGGCTTCCACCCGCAAAATATATTTCTTGGCATTATTAGTTGGTTATTTCCGGTATGTTGTAATGAAAATGTCCAGTAATAAATCAATTCCTTGCTTAATGAATTGATAAAATCCGGCATATTTAATTGACCAAAATATGAAATAAGGAATGCGGATGGTTTCAATACCCTGTTTGCAAATGTAGATAAACCAGACCATGTTTCAGCGAAATCACGCCCGTATGGCGGGTCTGTGATAATAAGATCAACGCTTTCTTTTGGAATATCTGCTAAT